CAAACTTATAAGGTGAATCAGGTGCTTTTGTTGAACTTGTTTTACCTTTAACACCCAAATCTACAAACGTACCGTAATCGTTCATCTTAAAGCCTACAATAGTATAATCGTTTTCTGTTACTACTTCACCTTTAATACTATTTGCTAATGAACTTGTGTTATTATGACCTGTACGTTTTAAGTTATCCTTTGATTCACGTATAACATAGTCACGAAACATTTGAATAGTTTTGTTTACCTTTTCTAATTGCATTTTGTCATTCTGTTTTCAATAGCCATATCAAAAGTAAATGTAACGCCGGCTATTTTATTTTCAAATCGTTCTGTAAAAAATTCAATGTTTGCACTATTGTTTACTAATTCATAATCATCAGCTAAATCACCACGACTTAATAATTCTAAGAATCTATTTGCAACAGTTAATTGTGTGTTTAATACATCTTGTTCGTTATCATTGCCCAAGAATATATCTGTAACTTTTGACTTACTTTCATCTACAATATCCATACATAAGATTGATATATTATAATTCAATACAGGTCCTGCATACGTTACTGAATTGATAATAATATGACTTAATGGAAATATAGTTTGTTTATTTAAATCAACTTTAAATATATCACCTGTAGTTACTGTATTAACAAATAAATCTTCTTGAAGTTTATTCTTAATCACTTGTGTTATTTCGTAAAATGTACTCATTATCTTTTTTTAATTAAATCTGCTTCTATTTGATTCTTTTGTTTTTCAAATGTAAGAAACGTTAAACATTGGTTAATTGGTAATTCGGTAACTCTATCAAATCTTGTAACATCACCTTGAGCGATAGCATAGATTGATGAATACCAACCCCATCTTTTTCCAAATTGTGCTGTTGCAGAATAGTCTGTATCTCCTTGTTGTTCTCCAAATAAGTCATCGTACTTTTCAATAAGTCGTTGCCTAAATGATAAAAAAAAACATTGGCTCCAAATACTACATCCAAAGGTGCGTGTTTCATTACATCACTATATGTTATTGAACCATTATACTTTTCTATTTCATACGTGTCATTTATTCCTTTCTTTGTAATTGGTCTATATAATACTGCCATTGCTTTATGCATATTATCCCAATCACCTATATATGAATCTAAATCTGTATATTCACCAAATGACATATCTTCTAAATCAGGTATAAAACCAAATTCAACTCCTGCAAGTTTAAATCTATTTATAAACCTATGAGATTGTACATCAAACATTTTACCAAGTGATGCAGTTATTTCTAATACATCCTTAAATCTAATTTCTGCTACATCTTTTAAATCTATACCACAAAACGTTTGAACCATTTTCTGATTCAAGAATTCCATATCTTCATTATCTTTAGCTATCTTTAAAAAAGCTTGATATTGTGATAACTTAATTTCTTTTAATTCTGTTGGTATGCTAATCTCTAATTTCATATTATTGTTTTTTATATTAATAACTATTTGTTCAAATTGTATTAAACAGAAAAAAGGCACATATTTCTATGTACCTTAATTATTAATTCCAATCCGCCTTGCTCCCTGTAATATGGGCGGGATTTTTTATTTATCAGGGTTTTGAATTAATCTTCTATTTGCTCTATTGCTAAATCTATAATATCGTTCCATTGTTTGTTAGATAATATTTCCCATACATCAATGCCTTGTATGTATATATCCGCATCATCTAAGCTGCTACCTGTGTTATCATACGTATCGCCTTTAGTGTAATATCCTTTAACTTCGAATGTTATATCGCAATAATTTACGAATACTTTTAATTTTTTCATTTTGTTTTGTTTTAAATTTTTAACAAATGTAACAAATATATTTTAAATATGTTACAATTAACATAAATTTAACTTTTTAAATGTTCAGCAGCTATAGCATACATCTGTTGCATCTTTTTAATTTCACCTATATTTCTTGGTAGATTAATATTAACCTCTATTCCTTTGACATGATGTATGTAACATTGTATTGTAGCTATTATTTGTCCGTAAGTCATTAGTATATAAAGTAATTACCTTTATTAGGATTCTCTAATTGACTTGTTATAGCATATCTCATTGCGTCTATAGCATGATTGTAAGAATCTATTGGCTTATTCATTTTAACTCCTGATTTATCTGTTAACCATATATAGTTATTCAATTCGTTTATTAAGTTCTTACTTCTTGATGTTACGTATATTTTGTTTTGATTAATTAAATTAATGCCATATAAGATACTATCTCTACCTTTACTAACAGGTAATACATTATGACCATAACTATTCAACTCAGCAATTGATTTAGGCTCGGCACAATCAGCATGTATTATATCATTAACATCATTTGCTTTTAATAGATTAGATATTTCGCTATTCAATAAACCTTTCTTATATATTATTTCGTCAAATATAAAAGCATCATTGTATTTATACATAGCTACTAAAGATGTTGGGTCATTACTATAACCAAAGTCCATTCCATAACATAGTATCCTTGCTTCTGTTGGTAGGTTTATTTCATTCCAATCTGTTATACATACACCTTCTAAACTTCCTGTTTGTCCAAGTCCATATACTTGCCACCAATTTGCCCAATAAGAAGATGTTAAAGCTTTTACCTTTGCTGATTCTATTTCTTTTATTATAGTATCTGATAATGCTTCGTTGTCTAAATACGTTAATGTTATAAAGTCTACATTATCTTGAGTTAGTATTTCTTTGTCTACCCAAAAAGAAGATGCTGGATTGTAATCTAACCATATATCACCTGATGTTCTAATAGCCATCTGATAATAAGAATCAAAGTCAATGTTGTTACACTCATTAACATAAAGTATGTTACGCCTTGCACCTCTAAGCTTGTCAGGTTGGTCAACACTAAAGAATTCTATATAACTACCATTAGCAAAACTATATTTTAAAGTAGACTTATTGAAGTTAGCGTCTGTGTATCTACCTAAAGCCATTATGATTTTTAAGAAATCTTTTAATGCTCCTCTTCTTAAATGTGGAATTGATTCTGATACTACACTTATTTCAAGCATAGGTTCTTTTATTGCTTTATCAATTAGCAATGGTAATATACCAAAAGTTTTACCTGCTGATGTACCACCTCTAATAACCTTAATACGTTGCTTTAGACGCAATAACTTTTTAATTGCAGTAGTTACTATGAATTCCATAAAATAGTGTCTTAGATTAAGTCTAAATCATCTATATTAAATATAGGTTGCTCATTAGTTACTGTAATATCTTTAGTCTCTCTTGGTTTACCTGCATAATAGTTATAAAACAATTGAACAAATTTAAAGTCTCCACGTTCCAATCCTTGTTCTAATGCCATAAATGCTGAAGGTTCTAATGCACCTAACTTTTCTATTAACTGAACTTCTTCTGCTTTAGATTTTCTACCTGCAGTTGTATGTCCACCATTGAATTTTCTTTTATCTTCCATAATTAAAAAATATTATTATTAATTTAGTAATAAATAAAAGTTATAGTTGTTTAAAGTTTTAAATTAATTACTTTTAATTGTTTAACTAATTCTATAAATTCTTTATCATCTATTTTATCATTAGGTTTATTATCCCAATACATATCACAATTATAAGCATCTTCTTCTCTATTGAATTTACCATAAGATTGATACATTGATGCAGGTGCTGTGTATCTATAACAAGTTTCTTTTGATGGGCAAAGATTATCTTCGCATTTAGTTATATCTGCCATAATCTTATTTTTTTATGCAATTTTTACATTGAATTATACCTGCTTCAGTTAATATTTCAGTTACATAAACTTCTTCTTTCGTAAATCCACAAGTATCGCAATAATTGTGGGTAAACACTTTCTTAAAAAAATTAATTATCTGTTTCATAATCTTATTTATTATAAAGTTTTGCTAATTCTTTTGTCACCTCTTTCCAATGTTCTGTCTGTTGCATATCACCCATACATACAAGTCTATTATATTCTTTAGTATATTTATTATAAAGTATTACTGCTCTTTCGTATGGTGTTATTTGTTCTATTGTAGGTGTTATCATAACTTTTCTATTTCTTGTTTAACTTCTTTCCAATTTATATCCTGACCGTAGCATTCGTATTTACTGCATCCATTTTTTTCTTTTAATATTTCATTAACTGCTATTAATGCACATTGTTTTGCTTTTACATCATTATATCCATATTCTAAATCATTATAAAATTCAGGAAACAATATTAAATAATTTGTAAATAATTCTTTTGCTTTTTCTATTGGTGTCATAATACTATAGATTTAATTATTAATACTATTGCTAATGCAACTATAAATGATGATATAATTGCAAATGTTTCTACTGCTATCTTTTCTTGTTTTGGTGTCATAGTTTTATATCCATTAAATTCTTACCTTCTAATTCTCTTTGTAAACTTTTTATTGTTATTTGTAATTGTTCATTTTGACATTTCATTTCATAATAATCATTATCTGATTTTTGTAATTCAATTTTAAGTTCTTTAATTCTTATTCCTGATTTTATTATTTTATTAAGTAACCAATCTTTATTTTTCATAGTTTTATGTTTTTATTCATTAGGTAAAATGCTTCTAATCTATCTTGAATTAAATTGTGTTGTGTTGTTCCTTTAGTGTTTAACATTAGTGTGTTTAAATCATCTATTATTTTGTGTTCGTATCTTGGTTTTTCTATTTGTTCTTTTAGTTCTCTTTTTAGATTAAAGTTTTCCAATGTTAGTTTATGTATTTCGTGTTTTGCTTTTTCTATATCGGATAATTCTTTTAATTCTGTTTCGTCCATCGTAAAGTAACTTAACACACTTGCTTTGAATCTTTTTAATTCAGGGTTATATTCTTCATACATCTTATAATTCTTTAAAGCATGAATAACTGTAGCATGATTTAATTCTATACTATCTCCTATTGACTGTAGTGTTTTGTTTGGATTTAATTCTTTTAGTATGTTACAATATAGGGAACGTAATTCAATAACTTCTCTTTTACGTGTTCTTACTTCTATATCTGTATTTGTTTCTTGCTTAATTATTTCTTTTAATCTTTGTGTAATTTCCATTATTATTTATCTTTTATAAATGTTCCATTCTCCATTTTACCTGTTCTTTTTGCTATTACATTATAAGCACTATTAATACAGTCTTCTATATTATATCCTGCTAACTTAGATAAATTAGTTAATACTACTACACAATCACCAATAGCGTCTATTATTTCTTCTTTATCGTTATTTAATAAAGCTTTTGCTAATTCACCTGATTCTTCTTGTAGTTTTATATATTGAGTCTTTACATCACCTTTATCAAATATCCCTTTTTCTTTAGCCCAAGTTCTAATATTACTAAATATTTCTAATTCAGTTGATTCAACAGGTTTTAAATAATTTTGTAATGCTCCAATATAAATAAACCTTTCTTTATTATGTGCTGAAGATACGTTATTTGATTTACACCATTCTATAGTTCTATTATCAAACTCTATATGACTACCGTCTAATAGTTGTACTAACATAGGAAATTTATATCCTGTTAAATGTAAATCATCTGTTCCTTTAAATGTAATTGTTCTTAATGTTACGTGAATTGTTTTGTCCATTGTTTTTTTGTTTTTATTAATCATTAATTGTAAGTATGAATTTTTATCTTTTTTGTAATTAAATACTTCTTGAAAATGTATTTCTAATTTTGAAGCGTGTGATATATTATCTGTTGATGCAAGTATATCATATTCTTTATAACCTTGTATTTGTTCAACACGTCTTTTTAAATCATTCGTGCAACCTACTTTAACTCCTTTAATATGATATATATAATACATAGTTAAATTGTTTTACCACAAAGAGGGTATATATATGAATGATATTGAGTACCTTTTTTTATTACTTTATTATTTTTAAATTTAATATCCTCATCAGCTACACTATCTTTTCTACTATAGTAACCAATACAATCTCTATCGTTTTCTATAACTGTAATACTTCCAAAGTATTTATTATTAACGTGATACTCAATAAAAAATCCTAAATCTTCAAACTTACGTGCCATAATTGTTTTTTTTTTGTTATACAAATATAATACTTATTTACAACTTATTTACATTTTAACATAAATTTAACACTTTTTATTATAGTGTCTTTCATATATATGTAAGTTTTGAGCGTAATGAGTATAGAATCCTTGTTCTACATTTAAAGATTTACAAACTAATTTATGTAGTTGTAAAAATGTATAAGCATCATTGCAGAATCCAAACCATAAGTCATTGCTTCTCATTAATACTGTAATGTGTAACTTACTTGAATCAGGTGTAAAATAGAATTGAATTGATAATGTGCAAGGGGTATCTTTAGAATACTCAGAGTGTTCCTTTCCATCGTAGATAGATATTAATGCACGACGAGAATATTTGTCCCTCTGAAGTTCTTTAATTACATACTCTAACTGATTGTTTCTACTCCATTGCCAACCATAGTTTGAGTTAACATAACCACGTTCATCCATATGATTATACCATATCTTTGCAACTTTAGCTATTTCAACAGCACTTCTATCTTTACTTAAATACCATTCCCATTCTTTTTCAGCGTAATCTAATTTAAAGTTTCTAAATTCAGATCTAACTATTGATTCAGTTGTATCTAATATAGTAAACATTTGATTGTATAATGCTTTAGTACCTGTTTCTTTTTGGTTAGGTTGACTATCTAACTTTTCATAGTAATATTCAAATGCTTCTGTTATTGTTTTAAATTGCCACATATGTTTTCTTTTTTTATTGGGTATTTGTATTTTTGTTTGTCTTCAAATAAATAAACTTCTGTTCCTTCGTATAATATTTCTGTTCCTATAAACTTACCATACAAAGTATCACCTGCAAATTTAAAATAATAATAGTTGTCTTTCGCTAATTTCATCGTTTTTTATATAAATTTCTTTTACAGTTTCATTTAAAGTTAAAGATTGGTCTTTAAAAGTAAAGTCACATTGTTTTAAATTATTAAATATTTCTTGTTTTTGTTGTTCAATCCAATTATTTCTAATATTTACATCTAAAAGTTTATCATAAATAATTTTTAGTTCTTGTTCGTTCTCAAAATAATAATCTTTATTTTTAAAACATATCATTTCTGTATCGCATTTTTTATAAACTATAACAGGTGTTCTTGCTACAACTGAATCATATAAAGTTTTACCAATGTATCTAGATTTATTATTTCCTTTTCCTATAAAAACATAAGCTAAATGTTTATTTAAAAAATCAAAGTATTCTTCAGAATCACCTTCTATAAATCCTTCTATTATTTCTATATTTTCTTTATCTTTTAATGTTTCTATTATTTCTGTTCCTTTTCCAAATATTTTAATTGGAACTTTAAACATATTATTATTAAATAAAGTTTCAAATGCCTTTGCTCTTTTCTTGTTTACAGTATCAAAAAAACCAATGTAACATAATTTTTTTTCTTTATTTAAACTATTTTTATATTTTTCATTAAACCTTTCGTAATTCTTTCTAACTAAAAACAACAAGTCATCAGACAAATATATTGTATTTTTATTTATTTGTTCTTTGCTATCAACTCTATACATTTTACTTTCTCTATCATATAAAGTTTCTGAAACCCAATCGTAATGTTCTTTTGAACCATTAGCTATCCAAAATATTTTAGAATAATCCCAAGGTTTAGTAGAAATTAAATCGTTAGCTTTTATTAAATTGTTTTTATCTTTAATAAATACAGTTTCATTGTTTTCTTTGTTACTAATATTGTGTTCTAATCTTAATTTACAAATACTTCTGTAATCTCTTATTTTTAATTCTGAATCATTAACACGAATAAAAGTTTTTCTATTTAATTCATTGTTTAAATAAGATACTATTTTATACATTAAAACGTTATTATCATTTAAAACACCACCATAAAAAGAACTATGGTTAGGATAAGTAATTATACAAGATATATTATTAATCTTGTATAAATCCTTTTCACTAAATACCTCTATAATATCATGTTTAAAATTATATATGGTTTTATTATTTTCTATAATTCTTTTAGTAAAATTACTATTAACTGTTATAATATAAAAATTACAATCTTCATTGTTATATTCATATAAACTATTTAAGAATTTAACTTCAGAATTAATAGTACCTCTTCTTGTAGGGTCACCAAAAATTAAAATTCCAACATTAATTTTCATACTACTTATTATTATAGTTGTTTAAACTTCCTAAATAAGCTACTGCGTCAAGTAGATTATCTTCTTTATGATTATAAGACTGTCTTGACAACTTTAAAGCTACAAGACACATGTATATATCTTGAGCAGTTAATTGTTTACCTGTGCAACCTGAAGCTATCATAGCGGCTCGTTCCATACCTTCTTCAAATGGTCCATACATTCTTTCTTTTTCTTCAGAACGTAAATTAATAATCTTGTTTGCTTCTTCTAAAATGTTCATTGTTTTTGTTTGTTTTAGTTAATAAAATGTAAATATATAAATTTTTTTTAATTAGTTCTTAATTTTAACAAATTGTAGCATTCAATATAACGTTGTTTTGCTTTTCCTTTATGTATCTGTTTAAATAATTCATAAACTCTTTTTGTATATTTATAACGTGAATTACAATCTACAAATAACTTTTCAGCATATTTCTTTCCATAACCTTTACAATATTGTACATTATCTGCTCCATCACCTATAATCATTTGCTCATAAAAATTATACATAGCTTCTGATTCAGATATATCATAAACACATTTATGCTTAGCATGATAGTTATATATCAAAGCAGGAAATTGCTTGTAATCTTTATCAATTGATATTATCATCACATTATCTCTACCATGTTCTTGTGATAGATTATACCAATATCTTGCAACCATATCATCTGTCTCAACTCCATAACCTATTATTGAATCATAATTGTCTTTTACAAATTGATGCATCTCGTTTAACAATGGTGGTAGTTCGCTATTAACTCTATTAGCTTTGTACTTTGGAGATATATATTTTCTAAAATTACCTTTAGAACTTGAAAAAACAAGCACTTGATTTATTTCATATATTTCTTCTAAATGATTTATTATACTCATAAATCCTTCGTCAAACTTATGTACAGTTAAAGCCATTTCAGTATAGAATCTTTCATCTTCTTCGTGTTCTTTTCTTTTACAACAACTTGAATAAATTAAACTGTCTGCATCAAATAGTAGTATCATATTAATTTTTATTAGAATTTAACAATATTAATTTTAAAATATAATTATAAACACTTAATTCCCTTGTAGTACTGTTAATCATTGATGTTAATTGGTCATCATTTAAATCAGTTTTGCCTGTTATTAACTCATCTACATATTGTTTTAATTCTCTATCTAAACCAATTATTTTAGATTGAATCTTAATTAGTGCTTGTTCATTCATTATCTTATTTTTATATTATCTAAATTTAACATTGTTTCTGCGTAGTTTAATACTTTTTTTACTTCTTGTTCGTAATCATCAGAATAATTAAATTGTGCTTTTATAGCTTCTGTAATTTCTTCTAATTCGTGTTTAACATAAGTGTTTTCTACTTCTGCCATTAACCAAGTGATGTTTTCTAATCTTTTAATAATTTCTTGCTGTGTCATGATGTTTGTTTTAATTGTTTAAGCAAATATAAAAAAGTTATTAATACGAATTACATTTTAACAAAAAATTAACATAAAAAAAAACTACCTCTTTTGAGATAGCTTTTGAATTATTATTTTTCTGTATACTTCATTAACGGATTCTTTATTATTTCCACGTTTCCATAAGAAGTCCATTATTCTATTTATTCTTTGTAATGGTGATTGTTTACTTTTCATATTGTTTTAATTTTTCTAAATACAAAATCATATCCATAGCCTCTTCTTGAGCATGTTGTAGCCACTCTAATCGACTTAAATCTGTTCTGTCTAATGTTTTATTGTATTTCTTTATTCCTACCTCAGAACGTTGTTTAAATTGTTCTATAACTGATTCTACTATTGTATCTTTCATTTGTTCTTTACTTGCTATAAACCAATCATATAATTTATTTGATGTTGATACAATTTCTTCATTTTCCCAATAATGTATTCCATCCTGTATGTTATTTAATACATAATGATTTTCAGCTAACCATTCTGCAAATTGTATTTCTTTATTTTTCATTTAAGTTCTAGTAATGTTTTAAAATGATTTAACGCTATTATATACCCTTTTTCTTGTTTAGTTTTTTTATTTAATAAACTATAGTTTTCTAAAGTATCATCTATTCTTTTTATTATTTCTTTACGTTTCATTTGTTTGCTTGTTTGATTAAGTAATACCAAAGCCAAATTAATTTTGACCTTATCAATTCATAAAATGCTATTATTAATATAAATTTCATTTGTTAAATCTTTTAGCGTGTTGTGTGTAAAGTTCCATTGTTTTTTTTAAAGCGTCGTATTCTGTAAATTCAACGTCAATATTATTCTCTTTGTAATTATGTACTTCCAACCTATTTGATATTTTAAATTTAACAACTTTAAATTTTTTTGTATATTGAATAGGTTGAATCACATAAGCTAAATCGTTTCTGTTACATACATACATACTTTGAATTTCATTTTCTGTAGGTTTATAAGTAACTTCATATTTTTTAGCCATTAATCTAACTTTAAAAAATCAGTTTCACAATACTCAGTAAACCACTCTTTGTTTTCTTTATATTTATCTATAATAGCATTTATAAATACTAACTCATCTATTGAGCTTGTTTGAAGTTTTTTAATTATTACTTCAATACTATTTAAAATATTAGTAGTAGTTTCCGGATCTGTATTATAGATTATCTTATATTCGTTTCTTACAGTTTCTTCTAAGTCTTTATTTAAACTATTTATTTTATGTTTAATTTGTTGCTTATACTGAGTTGTAAAAAACAAACTTTCATTTGCTTCTAATAATAACTGACTTAATAAAACAGATTTTAAATACTCTTGTTGTATAACATTTTTATTTTCCATATTGGTCATAAACTTGTTTTAATTCTTGAATTTTACCTGCCCAACAAGA